TGGATTATGGATTTAGTAAGAAATTAAATAATTTAAATTTAAGGGACGAGGTAAGTGAAAAGACGAAAGAGTTAATTGATAATGAAATAATTGAGATAATTAGTTATATAACAAATTATACATTAGAAGTGTTAAAGGATAATATTGTAAGTATTAATAGGATTGTAAAATTAATTAAGATTAAGGAGGAAATAAATTTGAGTGATTTAAGAAAAGTAACTAGAAAAGGTATTGAAAATAGTTTAGATAAGTTGAGTTAAGTATTGATCTTTTACTAAAATAAATTTATCATTAAATAATATTTTATATAAATTAGTATTATTTTTTGAAGGAACAATATCATAAATTTTAGTTGTGATAATTTTAGTGTAAATAATTTTATCATTTTTATCAAATGGTTCAAGAGTACCAATTTTTTTTACTAATTGTAAATTATCTTTTGTAGTTTGTGGATAATGATTTTTCTTAGAAGTAATTTTTATTGTATAATAAATATCAGGGGCATTATCATAATGTACTTGTTCAATTATGCCTGGCTTTATGTAACTATATTTTACAACATCATTTATTTTTAACATTATAAATAATATTAAAAATAATTATAATATTTTAACGAAATTCTTACTCTAAATATTTCAAAAAATTGTCAATTTGTTCATAAAATGAATTTAAAGTATCTTTATCTAAATTTTTATTTCCATCTAATACACAAACATTTAATTCATTTTTGTTATTATTAATCCATTCTTCATGATAATTATGAATCATTTGAACATAATATTTTGGAACTGTTTTATCTATTTTTCTATCAAAAGCAACCTCAGGTAAAGTTTTTAAATATATAATGTTATTTACCTTAACTATAGGAAAAACATAGTCATACCAATAATTAAATACTGAATATTCTATTTCACTAATGCTTTTCTCGTCATATAAATATTTTGTAAATACATTTTTATCACTATTAACTGATCTTTCACAAATTATGTAAACTGGTTTTTGATATACTGTATAATAATTATCTTTTATCATATTAATTAAATTTTTAGTTTTTATAATAAATAAGAAATTTTGTAAAATATAAGAATATTTAACCTTATCTTCAGAAAAATAATGAATTAAACTTTTATTATCATCATCTTTTAAATGAAATAAAGTTTTATAAGAATTATCTAAAAATTTAACATTATTTTTAAATTCATATTTTATTTTTAAATTATTAATTAATTTAGTTTTTCCTGAACCAATATTACCTTCAATAGAAATTATTATAGGAGGTTTTTTTTTAGTTAGAAATATTACTAAAGATAATATTAAAAAAAGAGTTATAATTAAATACATATATTATATATTTAATTTTTGTTTAAATTATTTAGTAATAATAAAAATACAGAAAATGTTAAAGTACCAAAATCGAATATTTTCCAGAATTTATTAAAGTGATATTCTTTAACATCATTATTATCTAAATAAATTAGATAACATAAATCTTTCATTTTACAATTTAATTTTTTTAATTTCTTATTTTTATATTTATTTTTAGTATTATAACCTAGTATAAATGAAATTAATGAAAATACAATAATTGTCATATAAATAAATTCTACATTAAAAGAAAAATTCATATCATTAAAAATAAATAATAAATAAACTAAAGTTGTAAATAAATAAATAATATCTGTAACAAATTTTATATCTAAATTAGAAGTTTTTTTATTAAATTTATAAAATAAGTAAAATGATGATAAAAAAAATACTCCAGCTTTCTTATAATCTTTCTTATTGAAATTATAAAAAGAAAACATTATAAATAAAATACTTAACTGAATTAAAGTATTGTATTTTAAATTTATATATTTATTATCCATTAATTGATCGAAACTTTCAATTAATAATTCTGTAATTGGTGAATTATTATTCATATATATATATATAATAATTAATTTTTTTTATAAATCCATAATTGATTACATAATGGACAATTATTTCGTGTTCTTAACCAACTATTGATACAATCATAATGAAATGCATGATTACATTGTCCAACAACTATATATGATTCACTATTTTCATAAATATTACCTCTACAAATAATACACATATCATTATGAAATGTGTAATCCCAGTAAGCCTTAATATTTATTTTTTCTACTTCTAAATTTTCCTTAAATTTGTTCGAATCCATGATATATTATATATTTTAAACTTTTAAATATATAAAAAATCAATTTTTATTCTTCATCACTATCACTCTCTAAAAATAAACCATTATCTAAATCTTTCACTATATTCTCATAATTCTTCTCAGTTTTCTTATACTCGATAACATTTTTTGGTTTAATTTTCGATGGTAAATCATCCCATTTCTTATTTGATGTTAAAAAATAAAATTTTTCATCTTTAACTTTTTTACATTTAAATTTAACACCATATTGTTTTGAAATAACATTATTAATTAAATTAACCATATAATCTGCTGTATTTAAAATTTTTCTATTAACTAACTTAATATTATCAAATTTCTTATATATACCATATTTTTCTTCCTCTACAAATTCATAAATTGTCTTACTTTCTATTTTTTTATTTAAAATATCTATATCTAATTTATCTTTACTAATATATTTATCAGAATCAATATCATTTATATCAAATTCACTATATTCTAGTAATCTTAATGCATAATAATGATATGTATATTTATTTTTATAAGTCAAGTCCTGATAACAATTCCTATACTCGTCTCCACTAATTTGATTATTTAACATAATTTTTAACTTTTCATTTGTATCTTGTTCATCTGACTTGATTATATTCGATAAATTATTATAAGTCATCATCAATTTCTTGTCATAATACTTCTCTAATAACTCTTTTGTTAATTCTTCTTTTTCTAAACTATACGTTTTCAAAAAATTATACTTCTTAATCTCATTATAATCACTCTGTGACATAAAATTATCCTTTCTCATACACTTTTCTAAATACTCGTCCTTATCTAAGTTTTTAGCATTTAAAATATTGTCTAACTCGACATTCTTCTCTTCCTCTTCTCTAGTTTTTCTTAAATTCTTAAGTTCTCCTACTAAATCTTCACTCTTCTCACTTTGAAAAAATTCATATTGATAATTCTTAAATTTAGCATAACCAAAAAATGCTGCAGTAAAATTTAACTTATTAATAATATTCTCAATACTATTTCGTACATACAAATCATAAATAGGCTCATCTTTATGAGGATAATACATTACTCTTTGATTACCTACTCTTTTAAATTTTTTAGTAATTAAATTATTATGAATATTATTGTAAGTTAAGTAATAATCATTACATAACATTTCTTCAACTTGGTCATAAGTAACTACATCTTCAATAGGATCGTGATATTTGAAATAATCGAAACTAATGTAAATGTTATTTTCTCTAATATGTCGAACTCGATGTAACATTTGACAAAATTCTTGTGCGCCGAGTGAATTGTGACATCCATAGGCAAAAATATTATCAAAATGTTCCGGATCAAATGATACTCCCATACAAACTGTTGGAGTATAAATAACTACATCATATTTAATCCAAATATTATTAACATTTAGCAATTTTTTTAATTTTTCTTCTTCACTAGTTTCTTTATGAATCAGAATAATTTTTTTATTAGTGAATTTCTTACTTAATCTTTCATACAAATCTTTTGCTTTGTTATTTGAAGCCATAGGTATAACAATTTTTTTATCATCTATCAATTGTTTTTCTAATTCATTTAACCAGTTATTATAATCCATATATTTTAATTTATAAGATTGATATGGTGTAAATTTATTAATTATAATTTTCAAATCATTTTTACCTAATTTATTATCAGGATCAATTATATTTTTATAATAATTAATACATCTATCAGACAAATCCGCATCCATAATAATAACATTGTTAGCATCATTAATTCGAAATTCTAAATTACTAACTATAGTACTTGCTTTAACATTTTTAGTAAAATGTGAAGAAGTACAATATCTCGCTAAACTTTCACATTCATCTATAATAACTAAATCAAATTTATCGCGATCTACTCTTAATAAAGAATCAATTTGAACAATAACCCTTTTGTCATAAATGTATTGTTCATTAATATCAGAATATAACTTGAATCCATATTTTTTTAAATCAGCAGATAACTTAATACCAAATGTTCTTCTACTAGAAATAAATAAGATAGATTCAGGTTCTTTATTTTTATTATTTTCAAATAACGCTTTAATCAAATTAGACGTTTTACCTGTACCTTTCTCACTTTGAATTCCAATAAATTTTTTATCAATAATATTTTCAAACAACTTTTCTGTTAGTTTATTTTGCGAAATATGCTTTATATCAAAATTGTCATTCTCAGTAATAATAATTTTACTTTCAGGATAATCTAATACAGTTTGCTCTATACTCTTATTTAATATATTCGCACCACCTTGTTTAGCCCAATGAATTAATGAACCTAAACCTAAATAATTCTTGTTAAAATTACTATTTCTATATCCTGACCAATGATTATAAACTTGATGATAATTATACTTACTACTTTTACTACTCCATTTATTAAATATTTCAAAATAATTCTCATTCATAGAAAATAAAGCCATACCTACTCTATTCCATTTAATATACTCATCACAATAATCTTGAGGTAAAGAATTTAATATTTGCTCTAACTCTGCATTATCTTTAATTTCTATCTTCTTAACTTCTTCCTTGATATTAAATTCTTCTACAATCATATCTTTTGAAACAAATTTGTCTTCTTCTTTAACACTAGTAATTAACGAATTCTCAAAATAATCATATTCACTTTCATAATCTTCTATAACACTAGTATATTTATTTCCAATTTTTAATTTATGAGATACAAAAGGATAGTCTTTACCTTTCTTAGTTGAAAAACAAGTTCTCAAACAAGTCTTACCATAAATACTAGAATCACAATACTCTAATTTACTATCTTTAATAATTCTAAAAAAGAAATTTTTACATACTAAATGATTTTCAAAAGTTAATCCTCTAAATATAATATGACTACTTTGCTTATCTTCTCTTTTTTTGGTTTTTAATACAATTATTTTTTCTACATCATAATCAAAATTATAGTATTCCTTAGCATATTTTTTTACATTATTAATATTTTTAACTAAAATTTTATTAAAATCAGTATCTGATATATCGTCATTTAAATCTACATCTAATGCAAATACTAAATTTGTATTTTCAATCCAAGATTCATAAAATGAAGGGACTTTATTTTTAGTTTTAGTTTCTAAAATTTTATCATATAATTCTTTAGTATTAATTACATGAAATCGTTTATTTCCTTCTTCACAAATATCCTCCTGGATTAATTTTAAGTCTTTGTCATTGCTTTTTTTTAATTTTAAAATTGCATCCTTTTTTAAATAAAATTTCATGATTCTATATAATAATATTACTCTCATTCATTATTTATTTAGTTTTTCATTTTTTTTTATTTAAGGAATTATTATTTAAAATATATAAATGGATAAAAATTTAAATATTCCGTGGGTGGAAAAATATAGGCCAAAGAATATAGATAAAATTCTTGAACAAAATGAGATTATTAAAACTTTAACAGATTGTATCCAAAATAGTTTAGCATTACCACATTGTTTATTTTATGGACCTCCAGGTACTGGTAAAACAACAACCGCCTTAGCTATATCGTATGAACTTTTTGGACCTAAATATTTTAAAGAGCGAGTTTTAGAGTTAAATGCTTCTGATGAGAGGGGTATAAAGGTAGTAAGGGAAAAGATAAAAACATTTGCGAAAAAAAAGATATCATCAATTAATGAGGAAAATTATAATCATAAGTGTCCGCCGTACAAAATAATAATTTTAGATGAAGCTGATGCGATGACGGATGAATCTCAATTTGCGTTAAGGAGAATAATAGAAGAGAATTCAGTAAGTACAAGATTTTTTTTAATATGTAATTATGTAGCAAGAATTAATCAGCCAATAATATCAAGGTGTGCAATATATCGGTTTAAGAATGTGAGTAAAGTTGGTATAAAGAGTATGGTTGGTATGATATCAGAGAGTGAGAATATTAAGATTAAGAAAAAGTCTATTGATAAGATAATTGATTATTGTGATGGGGATTTAAGAAAGGCAATAAATACTTTACAACGATTAAAATTTTTATCAGTAGATGAGATAAATGATGATATTTTGAATGATATTTCGATAAAGATTAGTTTGGATGATTTTTCTAATTTAATTACTGATTTGAAGAATGACAAGTCGTATTCAAATATATTAAAAATAACAAAATATTATATGAAGAATGGTTATGGTGGTAATATTATTTTGAGAGAGATGTCAAAAAAGATAATTAAGACAGAAATATTAAATGATTATCAAAAATGCTTAATTTTTTTAAAATTATCTTCATTAGATCATTTATTAAATAACGGTTCAGATGAGGAATTAATTATAATTAATTTTCTTACATATTTATCAGTTATTTTGCATAATTAGTTATTTGCAAGCATATAACCAATATCTATTATTGAAATAAATATATATCCTAAAACTATTAAAATGGCATCAATTTCAGGGTATAATATTTTTATTATTCTATTTTTTGAAATATTATTATCATATAAGATTTTTTTATGAAATGTGAATATATATACATATAGTATTGTTATGAGAAATCCAGAAATTCTAGCATATAATTTAAATTGACTATATTCTTCTTTAAATAAATTATTTTCAATATATGCTGCTATAAAAAGCACAATAAAAGTAATTATTTTATCTATAAATAGATCAAAAGTAAATTCATAATATTTTAATTTATAAAGAAAATTAAGTATAATTATTAACATTCCAATTTTATAATATGGAGTATCAATTTGTTTAATTAGGTAACAGACTATACAAGTAATCACCATATCCATAGAATAATTATAATCTATATTTATCCAATACACAGTTAATATCGTTAAGAATATTTTTACAAATATTATGTAATTATCCTTAAATAAATCCATATCATTATTATCATCTACTATTTTAAGTAAAGCTCCTATTATGAAACTAATAATTTTATTGTTCATATAAATAGTATATAAAAAATATATTGAGTATTATATGTATTCATTTGAAATATTTTGTAAATTATGTTATTTTTTAAATTTTTATATTTGTTATTAAAAATTATAATACTTAAGAACGTAAATATAAGTATTTTTATGAAAGAAATTGTTTTAGTACCGACTTTTATTTATATATTTTTAACTTATTATTTATCTTCATTAAAATTGTACCATATTTAACAGTTTGTTGTTTTGGTGCATCTTATAGTTTAATATTTATGGGAACAAACACATTTGTTCATACTATAATGTATTTATATTATGCGTATCCAGGTTATTTTAGAAGTATTCGAAAAATGATAACATATATTCAAATTTTGCAACATATTTTGTGTTTTTTTGTAACATTTTATGTAAAGTTGATAGACGATTGCAAAATTGCAAATAGTTTTACAAATAAATTTGCAATGTATTCTTATTTCTTATTTATTAATTTATTTACTGGATTACTTAAAAATACATAAAGTTATAAATTAAATTATATTTATGGAACAGGGTTTAATTATATTATTATCAACACTAATAATAATATTGCTAACTTTTACAATATATGTAATTTTAGATTTTTTTGTTTTTAATAACTAAGTTATAAAATTGAAAAAAATAATTAATGATATATATATTAATTTATAACCTAAAAATCATAATGTATAAGCTCAAGTCATATTTTAAAAATTGTCCTAAGTTAGATGATAAAGTAAAATCATCTAATTATGATAAGAGATCAATTACAATAGTTAACGATGAATATAAATCTTTAGAATCTTTATCAAATTCATATGAATTTGATAAATATTTTAGAAAATATAACATTAGTTTTATAACAAAACTTGATATAAAGAAAAGATCTAATTGTGTTATTATTAATTTTCTTAGAAAAAAACTGAAAAAAAAAAAACTTAAAAAATAATATATATTATAACTATAATGTTATTTAGACAACTTTTTTATTCAATTAAAAACTATAGTCCTAAAATACCAATTACACCATTAGGTAGGTGGAATCTTAAGTGTCATATTGATAGTAGTACATTTTTAACAAATAGAGATCATTGTGGTGATTTAATTTGTGGAAATACAAAATATACCAAAGAATATTTAGAAAAAGTATTTAAGAAAAAAAAATAAATATATATATGATGTTTTTTACGATTTTAATAAAATTTTTATTTGTATCAAATTTGAAATTAGAAGATGTTTTTATAAATAATCATTATTATGAAATAAATGGTAATATCGTAATACCACCAGTTTATGAATTAGATGAAATTAAAATTTAGCTTCAAAATATTTAATAGGACCGATAAAATTTACTAAAGGATAAAATGCAATACATCTATTTTTTTTTATTATTGATTTAGCTTCATCAAAGGAATATTTATTTTTTTTCATTAAATATAAGGCGAGTAATGCAGCTGATCTTTGCATACCTGCTCTACAATGAATTAAAACAGATTCATTATTAGATAATTTATTATCAATTAATGCGTAACAATGATAAAAATTTTGAATCATACCAATATCGCTTTCTTGAGATCTGTTATCGTGAATTGGTACTCTAAATTTATCTATGTTTAGATCAGTGAAAGGTAAATCTTTACTTAAGTTAATAATTAGTTTAATATTATTTTTGGTAAGAAATTCTTTATCAACAGAAGACTTATGATTACCTAACCATAAATTTTTAATAATTAAATCTTGATTATTAATTAGATTAAAATCACACAAGTCATCATAAATACTATAACTAATTTTTTTATAATTTGTAAGAGACATAATAATTACAGGTATTAATAAGAGTAAAATAATTTTTTTCATATATATTACATATATTTAAATTCTTCAATATTAAATCCATTAATATTTAATAATTTATTTTCAGCTTGAACTAAATCGCATATATTAACAACCCCATCCGATTTAAAATCAGCTACATAATCAAAGTGTTTTATTTGTGATACTTGATTTAGAATATTGTTATCATTAACTAAATATTTTGCTAAAGTTTTAATATCGTTATTATCAAAATATCCTTTTCCAGTAAAATCACCTTTATACACTTTTTTATATCTAAGTTCCGGGATTGTTAAAATATACCTAGTACAAGGATCTCCTAACAGATTGTAAAACCAATAATCATAACTATTTCTAAATTCTTCTACTGAAACTGCCTCATTAAATAACTCACCAATTGTCATTATAGACTCACTATTAATTATTTTATCATTTAATGTTCTTTGAATAAACATTGGTGGTACCCAAGTTTGTAAAACACTTGATGAAAAAATAGCTATTGAACCTTTATTCTTTGCAATTTGTAATTTTTCAGATAATGATAAATATCTTTCATCGTATGATCCTAAGGAACAACCAACTATACAAGCTAAAAACAAATTACTATTTTCATTTATTTGATCAACATTTAATACATTAAAATTTGTTGTTGATAAACTTGTTTCATTGGCATGTCCTGTATATAACAATAATGATAAACCTTGATTAATAGAATTAATTAAATTTATATAATTTGGATCACCATTTAAATCATAGTTATTATTTGTATCTTGATTTGTATTTTCTAATGTACCTTGAAATAATTCAGTAAAATTAAAATCAATATCTTTATACTTAAGTAACTCAGATCTTATAAATTCATTATCATTTAAATTATCTATACCTGGCCCTTCATTACTTGCAATACCTACAATATGTTTGTAATTTGTTAAATCTAAATCTTTATATTTGATAATTAACTCATCAATTAAATATTCATATGATTTGATTTTATCAATTTGATTTTGTACATTTGTAATTTTTTCATTATCTGTTAGTTCGTTAACCGTATTATATATATTATCTCCAGCAACTAATCGTCCAACACATAATTTTAACTGGTCATTAATCATTCCGTAAGAAAGATCACTAGCAGCAGATGAATAATTGAAATTAAGAGCAGTTTGATAATGAGAAGATTCACCAGTACCAGATTTCATTAAAGTTGGTACATCTTCAACATTACCAAAAATAAGTATATATTTTAATTGGTTATCTAAGTTATAAAGATTATCAATATGAGTTTTAATAGAGAAATAATGGTCATTATCAGAAACTAGATATGTACTAACTTGGTAACCTTGAGTTTCTCTAAATAATTTTAGTTCGTTCATTTGGTTTTCATATAATTTGTTATAAATAAATAATATCATATATTATTTATAAATATAATTTTAATTTTGTAGGTAATTTTTAAAGGTTATTTCATCTACCAAAGGTTATTTCATCTACCAAAGGTTATTTCATCTACCAAAGGTTATTTCATCTACCAAAGGTTATTTCATCTACCAAAGGTTATTTCATCTACCAAAGGTTATTTCATCTA